ATTTTCAAAGGTGCCATCTGCCATGCCAATGAATAAACCAAGTTCACCATCCATGTCCAGAAAGTAATACGAACCGTGGCGAGGAACGTAGATACCGTTGGGATAACGGTCTTCAACTTCTTTGAGTGTGAGTGTAGACATTTGGTGTCGTTTGTTTGACTCTTTAATAATACACGAGATCGGGGCGGAAGCAACGGGGTGTGTGCCACTTCCGCAACTGGCACATGAGTTGTTGTTAACTAACAGGAAAGTTTTTGCAGACCGCATCACACAGAACACGGGTTAGATCTTCTTGAGTTTCGGGATACTTTCCTTCCCACATTTCCCAACAAAATGTTTCAACAATAGAATCAATGTCTTCCATCAATTGTTCACGTTGGGTCAGCAAATCGAGGCGATCCATTGTTAGATAGTGACGAATGAGTTAGTGATAAACAAGAGGGGAAATCCCCTCAGCAATCGTATACTTTATATTCTTCGAGTTCTTGACACAAAAGGGCATTAAAATCATCAAGAGAAGTAATACCAAGTTCACGAGACATATTGATATTTTGTGAGAGAATCTTGTTGCTCACGCATGAAATGAATTGTGAAACTTCCACCAAGATGTCATTGTCGGTGGTGAAGATGAACTCTTGATCGTAGGTCATGGGGTTGGTTCCCTGAGTTGATGAGTATAATATACCGCGTCTAGGACGCAGTGGGGGATTTAGTGGACAGTTCAGAAACTGTCATAGCGTGCGTTGCGCTGCGCTTGCTTTGCCTTACGCTGCGCCCTGCGTGCATTCTTATTATATTTCTTTGTATTATATGCTGCGCGGTTCTCATATACTGCGTCGAATTCAACCACTGCGCTGTAGAGATCGGAAGAATAGTTGTTCATTGTTAAGTAATGTGTGTGCGCACGCGCAGGTTATATACTGCGTGTGCAATGTGTGCGTGAAGGTTATATGATGCGCGGGTAATGTACCGCGCAGTTAGTATCAAGCAAGGAAGAAAGAATCGCCTGCAATCTTACCCATCCACTCAAGGACTTTGTTGATTGCGTGCTCTTCACTCTTCACAGTTGCTTTGCGGAACTTCTCAGTTCCCAGACCTTTAGAGGTCAGTTCCAGTTTCAGTTTGCCACCTTCAGTGTGAAGATGAAAGATGCCATAACGTGAGTTGTGAAAGATTCCATTCTGCCAGGTGCTCTGAGCATCACAGGAGACATGGAAGAACACGGACTCAGAACCAAGCTTAGAGGTGGAGCGCTTGAAGTGAGGAACGGTGGTCATGGGTCGTTTGCTTTGACTCTTATAGAATACACGAGATTCGGTCCCGTGCAACCGATAGTGGACAGTTTACTCAACTGGCACAGCGATGGTGTCGATAACGGCACGGAGGACAGCAGACTCATCGGCAGGGGTCACGTAGTAATCCCAGGACAATTCGTCTGCGTCTTTCATTGCTTCTACTTGATATTGTAATTCTTCTTTAACAAAACCTCTGAATTCATCGGCAATGCGTTGAGTCAAGATGAGGCGTTGTTCTTGTGTGAGTTCCATTAATAAAATCAGTTGTTGTCAATTGGGAGTTCAGCATCTGGGCAGAAAGTAAACTGTCCATAAGCAAACTCTTCGTCAGTCATTGTAGCATAGATCATGGTATCTGTAACCTGACCAATCTGCCCATTGAGGTTTTTTGTGAGGATGCATTGATCTTCAATGGTCCATTCTGCAAGAACGCAAGACGCATTCTCAATTAAATTCTCTTCAGTGAGAGTAATAACTCGTTCACACATTTCGTCCATCGTAGTCATGATGGACTCTGCTAGATTACTCATCCAATTTCTCCATTGAGTTCAGCGAGTTTTGCTGTTGCTAAGCATTCTAGCACGGTCCACAGTTTTTGACCAGAGATGACGTTACTGTCACAATAGTACTCAGCGGTATCCTCGAACAACTCAGTGATTTCAACTAGTTGAGTGCGGGTAAGTTCCATGAAAAAAGGATGTCCTTTGTGTTGCTGAAGCAACTATAGGGCATCCTGGGGGTAATATTCAGTTTTGTGGACAGTTCACAGATTGGCACAAGGTGCCTCATTACTAATAATAATTAAGAAATAATCGTAATTACAAAGTAATTTTAATATACCTCAACATCAGAATGGTCAGTAATACTAACATCGAGACTTTCATCTCCCTCTAATTCTAATAAAGAACTAAAGTCAATGTCACGGTAATCAAAATCATCATATACTTCTAGATCCAAAGTAATAGAAATAGACTTCTTATGAGCGTATGAGGTCTTCATGATTCTGTGGAAGGTGAATGGATATTATAGCACAACTTTATGATATATGTGTGGTCCATGGGAACTCATGGACTTTAATAATATTTTCAGGTTTCGCTGTGTCTCACGTGAGACGCAGCGTGTTATAATGTCTTCATGGTTCAAGAGAGAACCTTAAGAAACGCGGTGTGTGTGTGAGCGCACATATACTGCGTAACATATTATATACTGCGTGTGTGCTGCGTGCTGTGTAGCGTGCGCCCGCGCAGATTATATACTGCGTAACGAACACATGCGCACAGGATATATGCAGCGCAGTGTATACACCCGCGCACGTTATATACGGCGCTGTCTATTTACTTCAGCAACCGTATCGCTCTGCCATTCGCTCTGAACTATCACGTTCATCACGGTATTCATCAAATTCAGCATTCACTTGCTCAGAGGCAGGTGCGCCAATCATTTCAATAATATCGGCAATATCACCATTGGAGATGTTAGAAGGATTAACGTCTCCCCATAATTCGTCATCGTGCCCGTCCCATGCTAGGACGCCACCGCCCCGCTTGGCGAGGTCCTCATTAGATTCAAAAAGATAGATCATTTGATTGATAAAGTAGGTAATGGTCTTGAGAGAACTGCTGGGTCTCACAACCCAACATTCGTATTATACATCACATAACATAGGTTGTCACCCCCTCTTAAGGGAATGTGCGGAATCCCATTGAGACTCAGCGCGAATTGTATAGTGTATATACCGAACAACTGGTGTTCAACAGCAACTTATATTAACTTTCATATACTCCGCGTTAGCGGATCGTGACTTGAATATTTATATGGAATCTGAGAATATTCTGAGAGGATGTCAGGGGATAAAAATGTGTGGGTCTCCATGTTTTTTTGCGATCCCCTTGACTTTTTTGCGATCGTCTGATACAATGCAGGCCAAGGTTGCAATAACTGTGGACCTTTATGGACGCTATGAGACCTAAAGAGTCCCCTATATGCTATAGATGATAATAAAGAATAATCTATCTACAATCCTATTAACAATCTAATATATGGATACCGAAGGTAATGCGAACGTAGTGAGCATTCTATTGATAATATCCTTCATTCCCCTATAGAGCATTCTATAGGTAATATCCTTTCAAGTCAATAACCATTCAATCTTGCATAGATGGATAAGGACAACAATAATGTACTTAATCCAAGAGAGAACATTGCTAAGAGTAGAGTGATTGATGACATGCTTTGCTTAATGTCTTTTACCTACTAATTATAAGACAAATATAACGCTATAGGTGATTTATTTACATATAAACATATATACTTTAATTATTAGAGAAAATGGGTTCTGTTCATGTATAACATTTATTCAATCGTTAATACCCAAACAGGGGATGAATACGTGGGTTACAGTGATCAGTTGCTGAATAAAGTTTGGCGTGATACTTTACAAAAATACATGAATGAAAACTCTTCCTTGTATAATGCTATGCGTTACTATGGAATCAATAGATTTAAGATTCGTCCTATTGAAGAATACTATGGTAAAGACGTTAATGATAGATTGGAATTGATTAAAGGGCGTCGTAACTGTACCTACAATAAAGACGTTGTTGAATACGTGCGGGAGAATAAGAAACGTGCTAAGAGTAAACTTAAATGGGGCATACAGAGAAAGAAGAAACCTAAGGCAAAGAAGGAGACAACTACCCTTAAATGTAGAAACGTAGAAACTGGTAAGTTGAAAACATTACATGGATGGGAAGCAGCAGCACGTTTTTGTAATGGGGACGTTGCTAACATTAAACGAGCAATTAAAAGACAAGGTGTTGCCTATGGGTACAAATGGTGGATTTATAAGAAAGCAGCAGATGCCAAACGTCGTGTCTATGGTGTTCATAAAGAAGGACATGTTACCCCTATCTTTGATTCAATTAGTGACGGTATGCGTGCAATGGGTGAAGATGATAGAGGTAAAGGTATCTGTACCAGTATTAAGTGGGGTCAAACATGGAGAGGATATCGTTGGTATTATGCAGACGATCAGAAGAACTAGTGTAGTATTCTGGGTCTATTTCAGTACCATAGAAATTACGATTTAATTGCTTACATGATAAAGCAGTTACACCTGATCCAGTGAATGGATCTAATACATTCATACCTGGTAGAGTAGATGTTTCTATGATACGATTAATCAGTTTAATTGGTTTTTGAGTTGGGTGAATGCGTTTCTCTTCATAGAAATCAATGTCATGCCATACATCCCGCAATCCTTTCTGTAGATTGAATGTATAGAC